AGTCTCATGTAATCTGCTAAATCTGGAAACTCTGTGATCACCTGAAGAACATCAGCTCTGTTGATTTCCAAGGGTGTATTCATTTGACGAGCAAGTTTAGTCAGCTCACCTGAAGGATCAATCGCTTTTTTAATCGCAGCAGCTTTTGCCGGATCTTCTCCAACGAACTGATCAATCTCATTAACTTGAAAGAAAACATTCTCATCAAGTCCGATAGTTGAAAAAATCTTTCTCGTAAACGAGTTCATTTCTTCAGGAGCTACCTTATTCATTTTTGTATTTTTAATTTGTTCAGCTACTTCAAGCATTGTGTTCTGAGCTTGTAAAACTTCAGCACGCTTTTGTGATACTTGTTGGACTTCTTCGTATCTACCTTTTAGTCCTTTGTAACCAGCAGCTCCCATTGTACTTTGAATCGCTCCACCTGTAGCTCCACCAACTGCAGCAGCATAACCAACTTGCGATAAGTTTTCTGCAGTAAATGTTTGCTGTGCTACTTCGATAGCTGTATTTAAAGCATTCTCAAAACTTGCTTCAGTCTCATCCATCTTGGCAAAGTTAGCACCCATGATCTGAATTAATTCTTGAAGACCTTCTTCTCCACCTTCAGCTAAAACTGATTTTCCGATACCGCCTAGAATTTCCATTCTTGCCATAATCGCAGGAGATCCGGTCATTAATTTTGCAGCTAACTTTGGTGATGCGAATCTTTTTAAGAAAGGGTTTCCTGTTGCGAGAACTTTACCAGCGACACCACCAGCAACACCTGCAATTAAACCTACACCTTGAGAAACCATTGCCATTCTTTCATGTGGAAGATTTAACGGTTCACCTTTATCATTTGTAGCTAATGCTAGTTGATTATAAAGGCCATCACGAGTTTGTGTGTATCCGTCTAAGAATCCAATCACTGTAGAAGCAGCGACAGTACCTTTAACAGCACCAGCGGTTGCACCTGCAGCAGTACCAAGACCTGGAAGAAAAGATCCAGCTAAAGCTCCGACAGCAGCTCCACCACCTACACCAGCAGCGATAATTTCTAAGTTCTCAGTATATGATCTTCCCATATCGACAACAGCAGATCCAACTTCAGTGATAAATTTTTCAGTCCCACCGATTTCTGTATTTGCTTCATTATTTTTTTCAATATTAGCTACAGCTAAATTAAGATCTCTTAGTTGTTCTTTTTGACCTTCATCAAGTGAGTCAACACCATCGACAATTTGACGACCTCTGAGTTCATTAATTTCTCTGTTCATTGTAGGAAGATCGAAGATCTGTTGTTTGTAATAACTAAGACGATTTTCAATCTTAGACATTATAGAAACATCTTCTTTACCAAGAGCTGCATGTTGCTCAGATTGTTTTAAATACTCTTGAGTCGCTGGTGGAACTTGAGCAGGCATGCGCTCTATCGTTTCCGCTTCAGGATCTAATTGAGTCTTTAAACCTTTGTAAGCATCAGGAGTCATCTCAAATAAATTCGAGCGACTGATATTTTGAGCAGCTTCTTCAGGAGTAGTTTGAGTCATCGTCAAAACTGGACCTAAGTTTTTATCTGTTTCTACTTGTTCACTTTCAGTTTTAATTTGCATTAAGATTTACCTTTTAACCAAGTTATAAATTTCGGATCACTATCAGAGGGAAATTTCCCTGTAACTGTATCTCGATATTGCTTTTTCAGCTCGGTTTTTCTTTTAGGTGTAAGAATTATTTCGTTCTTATTGGCAGGTGCCGTAGCAGAAGCGTCCGTAGGAGGAGGAGCTGTTACATTTCTCTTGACAGTCGGATTAAAAGTTTTACCTACAATCTCAGCAGCAGAGAACTCTTTCACGAAATCTTTAGCTTCCTTGGCACTCATCGGACCTTGTTTATCCATAGCATCTATCAATCTAGTTTTAGCTGCAAGTAATGTGATCTCATCGTCACCTGCAATTTTTCCGTATTTGTTACGTGAGATGTGACCGTCAATTAAAAATTGATCTTGCAACATTGCTCCTGCACGTTTTAAAGATGCAGATTCTTCGCCGCCTGTTTGATTTTTAGCTTTGTTATAAATGTTAGTGTATTTATTTTTATCAGCTTTACTTAAACCTGCAGTATATTTAGCGAACTCTAAAGGGTCCATGTCTTTTAGTTCTATGTCTAACTCACCAAAGATTAATTGCTGCATTTTAATTTCAGATTTCGGATCAGTGTTCTTAGGAGCTAAAACCATAGCTCTAATTGCTTTCTGATCGTTAGCGTTCATATTATCGAAAGTAGCTTTTACAACCGGATCGTTCTCTAAATCAGCATCACCGAAATAAGGATTACCACTCATCATTTTACTTTGAATATGTTTTGCGGCTACCTGATAATTCTTCTCTTCTTTTCTTTTTCTAAAATGTTCTCTACGTGCTTGATTCGTGTCGATGATTTTTAATACTTCAGATTTAACTTCAGGATCTTTAATAGCGTCAATCTTACTTAATTGATCTCCACCTGCTGCTTCAATCCTAGCGACCTCCTCAAACGCTGTAGATTTGACTCCAGCCGTTTTAAATTTGTTCTGAAGGCTAGTCTTAGTCTTAGGATCTAAATAGGCCTGGTAACGCTCGTAAGCCTGTTTAGCTTCAGTTTCATAACCACTCGCTACCATCGAAGTCAGAGAAGCTCCAATACCTTCAGAAAGCTCTTTAGCAGTTCTTTGTTTTGCTATGTCACTCATTTCAACTCTTACTATTTTACCATCGGCATCTTTATAGATTTGCCCTGTCTTTGCATCATCTGGTAAACGAGTAACAGTTCCTTTTGTTAATCCACGTTGAATAATCGTATTTCTAATTTCATTGATATTGTCGTCCATTGGAGCGAACGAACTTGGATCATCTTTTTGAATGTATCCTGCAGACACACCAAGATTATCTTTTTTAAGTTTTATACCTGCTTCGAAAACATTGTTGTTATAAGTCTCTTGTTGAGCACCACGCTGTTTCATAGCGGCCATACGTTGACCTGAAGCTGCTTTACTGAAGTTAGCATCTAAGCGACTTCTTACTCTCTCGCTAAGATCCGGACGAGCATTTAAAATCTCATCATATTTATCTGCAGCTTCAGTTTCATATTCTTTGTAACCATCTGTAGGATCACCTTCGTAATTTTTTAACTTGGCAAGTTTGTCGTTGTTCCAAGTCGTAAATTCTTCTTCAGCTTTTAAGCTTAAATTTTGAACCTGTGTATCTTCAATTGTATCGAAAAGATCTACAGCTCCTTCAGCAAGATTTCCGATTGCATTTGTGCGACTTAAAATATTAGAAGACTGATCTCTTGCTTGAACATCTATTCTTTCATTAGCAGGCAAAGCTGCTGAAGGTTGTATTTTTTGTAACGAGGGAAGTTGTACTGCCATTATTATCTCCTACTATCTGAACGGATTTCTATTTCCTGAACCTGTGTCTACAGGTGCACTTGCACCCGATTTAACGTAATCTTTATACCCTGATAAACCTGATTGAGCTGCACCTACTACACTATTAAACATCACTCCTGCAGCTTTAGCTTCTGCATCAGCACGGTTCATTGCTCCAGCAGATAAAAAAGATCTCGCTTGTGCTTTATAACCAAGAGCTTTTTCTTCAGCTTGTTTCTGGATCTCCATGAGATTCATCTGACCTGTAAATTTTGTTTCATCGACCATAGTAGCTGCTGTTCCATAATTTATATCAACATCTGCAGCGGCAAGAGCTAAATTCTGCTCACTAAGAGTTTGATCAATTACAGTTTGATAACGAGCTTGTTGTGTGTATCCTTCAGTGATTGCATCATAAGCATCGAGTTCAGCAAACTCAGCGTTCATATTCGCAATGTCTTGATTTAATCTTGCTGACTCTTTTATATTTTGAGAGGCAAAATATCCACCTGCAAGTTGTAAAGCTGCTAATCCTGCTGCTGCATACATTATCTATCGCTCCTTCTTAGAATTTCTACATCTGCAATGATTGAAAGAATTTCAAAGTGTAACGGATCAACTTGTCTAAGGGCCATCTCTCCGTTATTTTCCCAGCTTCCAGGAATGGTCACTTCAATTCTTTTTGAAGTTTTAGGTTTACTTCTGTTACCTGTGATCATGTGAGTGTTAGGAGTAAAATTTCTGTCAAGAGATTCCATTTCTTTAACACTTGTACCGTCAACTTCCTCATCTTTATTTTCAGGAAATTGATTACCAACGAACAATCCATTTGTTTCAAAAACTCTAACATATAATTTATTAACAGTTAAAGATTCTAAAGTTGTAGGAGACTGTTCAACTGTACTAATGTTTAAAGTTTTAATGTCACCTACAATCGGACGACCAACAATGCTGATCGCAGAACGATGATTATTTGAATATTCAATCTCACCACCGATAACTGTAAGTACGTTCATGTTATCTTGTTGATTGTCGTTGTAAGGAGAACTCATTACGTCACCGTCTGAAATGACAGAAACTTCTTCACCCTCTAAGTGTTCAAGCCCTTCAACAATTGTGTGAGTGAGATACAATCTACAACCAACTGCATATTCTTCAGGGAACTCTAATGAAGGTTTTACGATTATTTCGTTGTCGTTTATCCATTGAATAACTTCTAAGTCAGTTCTAGTTTTATCTTTAGGATTGAAGTGTCTGTACACATTTCCTAATTCTCCAAAAGTTCCTGCTAGAAATATTTCTGAAGTACCACAAGTAAGTTTTAAATTTCCACTCCAATCGTCAGGTACAACAGGAGCTAAAATTAAAATATCATCATGTAAATAATTATTGATAAGATTAGTTTTAACTTTAAGAGCATCCATATAAGCACAGAAAGCAGTTATTTCTACTTCAGGATTACTCGCATATTGTGTAGAAGAAATTGTTCTTGGTATTGTGAACTCAATATAACGTGTACCGTTTTTATTTGTAACAAAAATACTAGTGTCTTCAATACCTGTACCTTCAACTTGTTCAACAGGATAAATGGAATCGTGTCTCATCCACGCTTTCATTTGTTGTTCATAGTTGTAAGTCAACGTTGCAAAAGTTCCATCTGAAAAATTTACAATCAACAAAGGTGCTGTTCCGTCTTGGAATGACCATGATTTAATCGTTCTCTTTTTAAACAAGTGATCACTGAAAATTGATTGATCAGCAGCTATGTAAGTTCCAATTTCCTGTGAATAAATAAGTTGTCTAACTTTACTTGTAACTTTATCGACAAAAAATAATCCTCCAGGAATCACCAAGGGAGGAATGCTTTCATCAATAACCCACGATCCTCTACGTTGTAGAGCAATGTTAGTCGGACTTAAAGCTCCTACTGAAACATAAACTCCTGCAGTAGTAAAAACTACAAGACCATCACTATCAATCATTCTTAAAACTTCAGCGTTACCTGTAGTTCCTGATTTAAAGTTTAAAGCTGAGTCTGCACTGATAGGAGCATCTCTGTAAAAATTATTTTTGAATCCAGGTCTTGAAGCAAGGATAGCCTCTTTATTAAAATCTAAAAAATTACCGATCAATAATCTTTGCTGGTAAACTGTTCCTGTTCCCATACGAAGGAAACCTAAATTCACCTGATCAGATAATCTTTCATTAGCAATCGGAATAGGAGGACCATTAGTAAAGTCAGCGTTCATTCCAATATCTGAAAACTTAGCTTTAATTTTTCCTGCGTCTACATAGATATTAGTTGTCTTTCCGATGTAACCAAAGCCAGATCCATCTTTAGGTCTTTGATAAAATCTTACTTCATTGATCAAATCTAAATTTGCAGGATTATCGTCTACTTCTATCGTTAAATAAGCATACTCAGTAGTAGCGATTGGTTTTTTAAAATTTATGTTTTGCCAGATGTAAGGTTCAGTTTCTTCACCGTTTACAACTTTTGTAACAGCATAATCTATAGCATAACCTGTTGCCAGTACTGTATAAGACCAACCTACTGTAAAAGGCATTGTTGGAATTTTAAATAAATCCGTAGCTTGAGTATAAGTATAAGGTGGTTGGTGACGGATTTTAAATGCTCCATCATAAGGTTGATCTTTAACACCTCTGAAAAAATATGTTTCTTCACCACTTGAAAAAATATGAAGATTTTTTATATCTTGAGGACGAACAACAATGAACTCAAGATATTCGTGAAGAAGAGCACCATTAAAACCGTACACTCTAATATAAATTAAAGGAAATGCTGAACCTTCAATTACTTCTTCCCCGATCTCCAAGAATATAGAACTGTTCGGTGGAGAAAAAACTCTAATAGGCTTATCATCAAACTTAGCTTTAACAAAATGGTATCTACCAAAACGAGATAGTAAAGATCCAGTCTCACTGATCATTCCGTTTCTTCCGGTGTGTAATCCGTTTTGAAAACGTTCAAGTGTAACTCGATCATGTAAAATCGGATCTAGTTCACCAGATGAAAAACTTAATTGATTTTTAAGTGACATTTAACTCAACCTTGCAGCAACAAACTCAGATGCGACAATTGGATCACGATAGCTATAATTTTCCATTTTGTCGTGCTCACGAGCTTCTTCAATCGCTAACATATATAGTTTATAAATCTCTTCTCTGAGAGCTTTAGCTCCTTTACCAGTGATGAGAGGTGCCGCAAGCCACGCAAGCTTATAAGAGATAGCAAAGCCTGCAGAAGTCGTTAAAGATTCTAAAGCAACATCATTAGGAATACATTCAGCGACTGCTTGGTAATGATTAGTGTAGATGGCCTTCTGACCTTGGAATAACTGAACACGCTTATCTATAAAAGTAGAAGCTGTGTCAGTTTCAACGTGTGATTGAATCCTTCTAAGAAAAGCACAGCGATTAGGATACTTGTACACATATTGCCAAGGACCTGTGAGATCGTCCGCTAAAAGTTCTAAAGGGATTATTTCTGTAAGGGAATCTAGATCTAATTCTTCAAGACACGAGGTAAGAGCATCTTTCCAAAAGGTGTTGAGTACCTTTACCTCGTTTGATTTATCGGATTCTGTATCTGTAACTTCTCTAGAGAGTAACAATGCTGATAATGCAAAATTATAAGCTTTATTTTTATTAAAAGACATTAGTTATTCCTCGCTTTATTTAAAAGGCGAGGACTTAAACTTTTCTCGCCTTTTTTTCTTCAATAAATTTCTTACGTTTCTTTTCAAGATCAGGATCAACGAAGATAAACCAATCTCCAATGTCTTCCCATTTTTCTACCTTGAAAGGATCATTTTCCACTAAACGTTCTTGTTTGTAAAATCCTGCTCTTGTTGCAATAGCATCGTATCCATCTTTAGATGGTTTAGGAGCAGCAACCTGAGAATGAACTTGAGCATCTCCATTATCTACTTTCACTTTTCCATGATCGTGAGAAGGAAGACCTAAACCAGATTCATCTTGAAAATCTTTTAGGATTTCTTTATCAAGTTCTGTCTGAATTGCTTTAGGATCTTCCACGTGTGGATTTTCCGCAAGACCTGCAGGATTAGGATCTGTTCCAGGAATTAAAGTCGCTGGTAAATCCAAACTTGGAGCAGACATTTCTGGTGCCCCAAGAGTAGGAGAGATCGAAGCTGGAGCAGTTCCAGCAACGTCACTATTTTTTTTATTTGGTACAGGCATTTGTGGTAGTTGATTTTTATTGCTCATACTTACACCAACGCATCGTTAATTTTAGGGAACGTTTTAAATGCTGGGATTTCATCTTGAGGTACAAGATAAACGTCTGCAGATAAAGTCGTAGTTCCACCTGTTGCTGTGTGACGAAATCCTAAATATTTTTTCGTCATTACACCTTGAGGGATTGGAATTTCGATTTCTTTTCCTTTAACAAGTTCAGCAGCGAGTTTCGTTACTGTGCTCAGAACTTGAACGTTCAATGAAAGAGCAGCGTTGTCAGCTTGAATCGCTTCAAGAGTATGAGTAGAACCTGCACCTGCATCTACAGTAGGTAATACCGAAAGGGCCATTCTGCGTCCAATTGAAATGTCTTGAGCTGCTGTTTGCTTCTCATACGAATCAGTTGAAACTGTAGCCGCACCAGTAAAAGCTTGGTTTGTAGAAAGTTGATTTTCAACATCAAGTCTCATAAATATATTCCTCCGAAAAATTATTTTAAATTAAGAAGAGAGCCTTGCGACTCTCTTAGTATTTTTATTAAGCTACAACTCTTGCTTCAGATGTTAGAAGGGCATCCATTCTACGTACTGGGCATCCAAGGAACATAAGAACTGGCTTACCTTGGTAGTTATCGAAAGTTAATCCGGCACCAGCACCAACTTTTGTTAAAGCTTGCTTATGAAGGAAAGCTTCTACAGTTCTGTTTACGTACCAAACACCTTGACCATTTTCTTTTGAATCAATCTTATAATCAGCAGAGATCATAAGGTCGATAAGGTCAGCAGCACCTACACCTGACTTCAGGTTTGAAGCGTCGATGTTAGCGATACGAACAGCTTGACGGAAATCTTTAACAACTAGACCGTGATCAGTGTTAAATTCTTCTTCGTAACCCCAGAAGTCACCTACGTTTCCTTTCTCATCAATCCCAGGAATCTTTACAAGATTGTGGTTTTTAGAGTGGTCGATACGTGAGATCCCTGCAGTTGTTCCAGCTTCGTAAATACCAAAGATAGATCTCTCTCCCCAGTGAACTTTTACAATCGACATGTTGTCAGATCCAGTTCCACCAGCGTCGATGATTTGCTTTGAAGCTTCTTCAGCAGGATTTAGTGTTGAATAAATATCGAAAAGACCTGCAGTTTTTCTGTTCGATTGAACAGGCGATCCGTAAACGATCAGGTTTGCAAGTTCGATTGAGTGAGCTTGTAAGTGCCCTTGAGCTTGGTTCCAACGATTGTAAGCTACACGATCCATACCACCACGTCTTGCAACAGCTTTATCAATTTGAGATTTTGATTCAAAGTGAGTAGCTGTGAAAGTTCTTTCTTCTGTTGTTGTTTTAGAAGCTGGGATTGGTTGGTTAGCTTTACGGTAGTAAACCGCTGGTAGAGCTGAACGGATATCTTCTTTGTGAATTGTACCTTCGTTCATTTCCATATAAGGAATGTCGTTTAACATGCTATTGTGCTGAACTAATACTTCAGCGACTTTACCGATTTGTTTGTTTTTACCTTTAGCAACGTCGGCCATAGTAAGTAGTGTCGTACCTTTTGCACCCATATTTCATTCCTCCAAAAAGTTATTCGTACATATCATCTAGAAAATTTTTAGTACTTACTTCAGCTATAGGTTCTCCAACCACCAAAGGTGCTGTGGGATTTAAAGCTTTAGAAATAGCTAAAAGATCTTTCATAGTACTAGGAGGCAACACACCACCCCTTTCTGTCAACACTTTTTTTGTATTAACCATATATTCTTCTAATACCTTCTCAACTCGGTCAACATTCTTTGCGTAGTTCTCACCACCAAACTCCGGATCTTCCTTAAGTTCTTTGCTCCAACTTGCACGAGTTTCTTTCACAATTCTCGCTTGCTCCGATGCTTGAAAGTCTGATTCATCCTTCACAAGTTTTGCATAAGCTGTAATTTGTTCTTTAGATAAATTATTATCTGTTGCAAATTTAGAAACTTTTTCTTTATTTACATTTGCAGGTAATCCATCAATCACTAATTTTATTTCAGCTTTTGCTTTTTCTTCATCTGTCGCTGGTGGTGGAACTTCACCTTCAGCAGGTTTTGCAGCAGGAGGTGGTGGAACTTCACCTTCGCTAGTTTCTTCACCGTATCCTGATATTTTTTTTACAGGAGGTGGAGGAACTTCACCTCCAGCAGGTTTTACAACTGGTGCTGGAATTTCTGCAGGCTTTGCAGCAGGAGGTGTGACTTCAACATCATATCCAAAGTCATCTGTTTCCACGCTTGGTGGACTAGGTATTTGATTCGTCGGTTCTGTGTTGCTCGTAGAGTTCTGCATATCTATCTCTCTCCAGTTTAGCTAATATAGAAGCTGCTGATTCAGAGTCAGCTTCGCAAGCAAGTTTATAAATTGAATTACCAGCTCTTAAAAATCCTAAATACTCGTGAAGATCCATACCGTGCATTCCAAGAGGAGGCGTAGTCATCACTTCAAAGTTTTTAAACATGTATCTGAAAAGCTGTATTCCTTCTCTGTGTTTTAAAAGCGTGGCGATTGCTATAAGTACATCTTGATGTTCTTTAGCTTCTTTACGTTCACGCTCTTCTAAAATTCTTTTATCTTTATCGTTCATTATTCTCTCGGTCTTGCAGCCGCTAAATCTTTAGCCGCACCAGCAACCGCAGGAATAGTTTCTTGAAGCATTTGCTGTTGTTGCATTTGCCTCTGAGCTTGTTCTCTCATTGCATCCACTTTACTTTGAGGATTATTCAATCCTGTTGGTAAATATAAACGATCTTCATATAAGTCAGCAAGTTTATCAAGATTCGCTTTCTCCCAGATCTTAGGATTTACTTGCCCAACATTTGTAACCATGGCCATATATCTTTCGATAGCAGGAAGGTCAGCAGCTTTTTGAGCTTGAGCGAAAATAGAAACTAGTTCAGGATTTAAAGATTGTCCTGCAAGTGCTTCAGGTGGTGGGTCTAAATATGGATCTTCAAATAAAGTGTAGTCCATAAAATATTCTAGAACCGGAATATTGTAAGTCGTATTCAACGATTGAAGTGAAGGACCAACAACTCTTTGTTGTTCATCGACAATCGCATTTGTCTCAGCAGCAGTTCTAGTTTTAGGATTTCTTGAAAGAAACATTAAGAAGTCAGCGTAAAATAATTTATCTACTTGGTTTCTTAAATCTCCAGTGTCTTGAATCAAATATTGAATCGCTGGATTAATCTGATAGATTGATTCAACTTTTTGTTTACCACTTACAGATCTCGAATCAAGTGGAACGTAAGTGTTAGGTGCTGAACTCACATAAGATTTTCTTAAACTCGCTGGACCTTGAAGAGCAGGATTTAAAATTTGTTCTAATGCTTGATCTTTACCAATTGCTTTTTTATTTAAAGATTTGATAAGACCAAGAGAATCTAACATCGGTCCTTTTTCACCGTACTCAAATTCATCTGTAGACTTACCTACAACAAAAGGTTTTCTTTTTGTTGTAAAACGTTTTAAGAAAACATCTTGATCTTTATCTGTAGCTAAAAGTTCAAATGCGTTTCCATCACCGTAAGTATTTCCGTTTCTTCCACCAGCACCAACTTCATAAGTAAGTTCTAACCATCTACGGTTGAAAGGTGCATCTGGGTTTCTGATATCCCATTCAGGATTTTCCATGATGATATGACAGACTTCAATCTGTTGAGTGTAGTGACCATCATCATACATTTTCTTAACACCGTAAGAGAAGTTATCCCACTTCACTTTACCGTCTTTATTTTTTACACCGTAAGTATCTACAAGAGCTTTTACGTTTAAGCAAAACTCTCTGACTAAAATTACAGCTACACCACGAGAGTTATTGATTGGAAAATAAGAACCTGGAATCAACGTGTGAACGTGAACACCATTTTCCATCTCTTCAAAATAATGAGCACCAGTATTTACTGTGTGATATTGATAATAAAATCCACCAGCAGCATTGTAGAAATTTGAATTTCTAATCTGACTCATTACTCTTTGAGTGTAATGTTGAAGCCAAGCTTTGTTACCTTCATTGTCATTCTTATCACTATCTCTAGTGTCGATACGTGCCCACGGACGAGTGGTTGAAGTATTTCCTTCAGAGAAACCAGCAACACAAGAACGTAGAGCTAAGATGTGAGTAGGATCTACAATGTGAAAGTTTTTTCTTTCTCCAGGATTCTGACTCAAGATCCATGTGCTTAAATGTGGCATACCCCATTGAAGGAGATCACACCAAGTCCCACGAACTTTATTAAATTTCTCTTTTGCTTGTTGACGTAAAAATTCACAGTGTTGTTTTGTAATTGTTTTCATACGCCTAGGAAGTCCGATACATCACCTGTAATGGTCTTTGTTGTTTTTTGAGGAGTGCCAATATTTGAATTTCTAGAAGATCCTGCTGCATTTGAAAGAGCAGTTTGATTTCTTTGATTAGCTAAAATATTATCTTGGCGAACTTTAAGTGCATCAGCAGTTTGTTGTTCAAATTGTTGTCTGGCCATATCGTTCGCTTCTTCAGCAGCGGTTGCACCTGTAAGATCTTTAGTGGTATCTAACGCCACCTGACCTGTAACACCTGCTTTCAATCCACCATTTTCATATCCGACTAATCCTGCTGTAGCCACGTTAGTTACAACATTAACTGTTGAACCTATCGGGTCTTCTGCGAACTCTTCTATTGCTTGACTCATTTAAAAATCTCCATTCGGTACAATGTCTCCAATTCTGTAAAACCCCAACTCTTTAAAGTTTCAGGTTTTATGTTGGAATGTATTGTCAACATAGTAATTATATGATTAGCTTCACTTTTGCCAATGTCAATGAATTTCTTGAATAGGTGATATGCCATTCTACCTGAGTCAGGTTTTACATAAAATATTTGTTGTTGAAGGATCTTTATTCGAACGTCGAGAGAACTGTTATTTAACCAAGAGACATGAAAGCCGCAGATCTTTCCGTGCTTTCTACCGATAAGAAAAATTCCCATCTCTATCATCTTTTTATAATTAGCAAAATTGTAATCAAAAATGTATCCGAACGTTTTAGAAATTTCCGGACCTTCTTTTAAAAAAAATGATCTGAGTTCATCGTTGAAAAAAGTAACTCTCTCAACAGTATACATTTCTTTAATACTTCACCTCGTATGTTGGCATTTTTATCGCTCTTGATCCTACGTCCGGAGTTTCACCAGATTCATCTAATTCATTCTCAGGAAG